GTATTACTAAAGATTTAATAGATGGATTTTACCTTACAAGAAAAGATAGAGGCACACTATCTTCATCTTATGCATATGAATGTAAGGAATGTTCAATAAAAAGAATTCAACAAAATAGAAAAAACAACTATAAGGAAATACAAAAATTAGAATATCCAGATTGGTAGTGTTCACGTATTGTTTCCCCATTATAAACTACCCAATTTATAAATAATGATAGACAAAATGAATTTCTTCAAGGGGAAAAACAAATGGCGTTAAATTTAGCATCACCAGGCGTCAAGATAAGAGAAGTTGATTTAACTATAGGTAGAGCTGACCCAGGAAATGATCAAGTTGGCGCTATTGTAGGTCCATTTGCAAAAGGTCCTGTAAATGTACCAACATTAGTTACAAGTGAGCAAGAGTTATTAGGAATTTTCGGAAAACCACTTTCCACTGATGGTCAATACGAATATTGGCTCAGTGCTTCAAATTATCTTTCTTATGGTGGTACATTAAGAGTAATAAGATGCTCTGGAGAAAAACTCAATAATTCAAATGCAGGAGTTTCTCTTGCATCGACAAGTTTAACTATAGAAAATTTTGAGGATTATCAAAATTCTCACACAAATGGAACTGACTGGAGATGGGCATCAAGAAATCCTGGTTCTTGGGCAAACAACTTAAAAGTTTGCGTTATTGACAATGGTGGAGACCAAGTAATTAGTGGTATCAACACCTCTGCTACTCCTGTTAGTATTTTTACTGAAGTAACTACTTCTTCTGGAAATTTAGCAGCAAATGCAACAACAATTACTGGAGTAACAACTGCTAATATTATTGTTGGGCATTATGTCAGAAGTGATTTAAATGGACTATTCTCTTCAACTACAGTTGTTACTGGAATCACTTCAACTGGAAACGGACGTGGAGATATTTCCATAACACCAGCATCTTTAAATGCTACCGGAATAAGCAGTGTTTCTATTAGATTTGGAACGGTTGCAACAACTTCCACTGGAAGTGCCCTTGCTGTTGGATATGCAGTAACGCAATCTGTATCTAACGTAGTTTATGCTACTGGAGCAGGAACAACAGCCAGTTTTACTGGAACAGTTAGAGGTTTAATTACTGGAATTGGGGTAAGTGAGATTACAGTAAGAGTTACTGACAGAATTTCTAATTCTGGTGTAATTGAATCGGTACAGTATTTAAGTGGCGACTTAGCAAGATGCTTTAGTCAACCAGCAACATCTCCAATTAACGTAAATACCGCTGCTGGTATAACCACAGCAACATTTACAACTGGACAAGTTTCTGATTGGTATTCAAGACAAACACTTGGACTCAGTAACTCAACAATTTATTGGAGTTCAATTGCTCAAAAGCCAGGAACAACACAATATGCACTCGAAAGAAACAGCAGAAATGATGAAATGCATGTGGTTGTAGTTGATGATACTGGTTCAGTTAGTGGAATTTCTGGAAATATTTTAGAGAAATTCTTAAACCTATCTAAAGCATCTGATGGAAGACTCATTCCTTCCCAATTAAATTATTATAAGGAAACAATTTCTGGTCAGTCAAATTACATTTATGCTGGTGCTGCTGAAGTCGGTGCAGGTTCTTCTATCATTCCAGTTGGTACTTCAACTTCTTCCTTTACAGTTTCGAGTGGTTCATGGGGAGTAGAAGCACAAGGTGTAGTATTCAATGTAATTGGTTCTAAGACATACACATTGACAGGAGGAAAAGATTACAGCGGAGTAAACGATATTGGAGGATACGCCGTTAACCTTTCCAATATTATTTCTGGTTATCAAGTTCTTTCAAATGCAAGCCAGTATCCAATAAGTTTTATCCTTAATGGTCCTTCTGGTGGAGCAACAGTTCAAGAATCTCAAGCTAAAGCAAACGCAGTAATTGCAATTGCAAATCAACGCAAGGATTGTATCGCTGTCATTTCCCCACATAGACAGGGAGTGGTAAATGTTGCTAATTCCGATACACAAACAACTTCTGTAATTAATTTCTTTGAAGCATTAACTTCAAGTTCATATGCTGTATTTGATAGTGGATATAAGTATATGTTTGATAGATTTAATAATAAATTTGAGTATGTAGCTTGCAATGCTGATGTTGCAGGATTAATGGCTAGAACTTCTATTAATAATTTTAGCTGGTATTCTCCAGCAGGAACAAATAGAGGAGCAATCAATAATGCTGTTAAACTAGCATACAACCCATCGCTAGCACAAAGAGATGAATTGTATGGTAAGAGAATAAATCCAATTATAAATGTATCTGGTTCAGGATTTGTTCTGTTTGGCGACAAGACTGCTCTTGGTTATCCTTCTGCATTCGATAGAATCAATGTTAGAAGATTGTTCCTTACAGTCGAAGCTGCAGTAGAGAATGCAGCAAGAGCTCAGTTATTTGAATTTAATGATATTATCACAAGATCGAATTTCATTAATATCGTTGAGCCATTTTTACGCGATGTAAAATCAAAGAGGGGAATTACTGACTATACCGTAATTTGCGATGAAACCAATAATACCCCAGATGTTATTGATGCTAATGAATTTAGAGCTGATATTTTCATCCAACCAGCAAGAAGTATCAATTTTGTTGGATTGACTTTTGTTGCAACAAGAACGGGAATTTCGTTCTCTGAAGTTATTGGTGGAGTTTGAAGATTACTATACGATCTGATTTTAAATTCAAAATAAATTTTAAAGGAGAAAAAAATGGCTAACAACTTACCAAATTTTGGTGATAGATCGATTGATAATTTTAAATCAGCTTTAGTTGGTGGCGGAGCAAGAGCAAATTTATTTGAAGTTGAACTTGCATTCCCTGCTGCATCTGGATATGCTCCATCGGAGGTTGACAGATTTCTAGTTAAAGCAGCACAACTTCCAGCATCAAACGTTGGAGTTATTGATATACCTTTTAGAGGTAGAAATTTGAAAGTTGCCGGAGACAGAACATTTGATCCATGGACAATCACAGTAATAAATGATACTGATTTCCATCTTAGAAATGCATTTGAAATTTGGATGAATAAAATTAATAAATTGGATGATAATGCTGGAATAATTACTCCAGCATACTATCAAGCAGACATGAAAGTATTCCAACTCGGAAGAGGAAGACCTGCATCATCATCCACATCTAACAATGCTCAAACTGTAAATAGTGGAATAACAACAGGACCAATGCCTGTTCTAAAATCTTATATCTTTAAGGGTTGCTTCCCAACTGCTGTTAGTGCAATTGACCTTTCTTATGATTCATCTGATACAATAGAAGAATTCACCGTAGACCTTCAGGTTCAATGGTACGATTCGTTCGTATATGGATCGGATAATTCAGGTGCTTCAATTATGAACTATTGATTTTAAGATAAATAATAAGATAGAAATCTTATTAAACACGAATGGCTAAATTATTTGGATTTAAAATTGAGGATTCGGGGGATGATAAATCAAAAAATATCATTTCCCCGATTCCACCAAACGACGAAGATAAGTCGGATTTTTATGTATCTAGTGGTTTTTATGGCCAATATGTAGATATAGAAGGGGTATATAAAAGCGAAGCTGAACTAATAAGAAGATACCGAGACATGTCATTGCACCCAGAATGCGACAGTGCAATAGAAGATGTCATTAATGAAGCAATTGTTTCAGATTTGAATGATTCTCCTGTACAAATAGAACTTTCAAATCTCCCAGCATCTGATAGATTAAAGGATATTATCAGAGAAGAATTTAATTACATAAAAGAAATCATGGATTTTGATAAGAAATGCCATGAAATTTTCCGTAATTGGTATGTTGATGGCAGAATATATTATCACAAAGTCATTGATGTAAAAAAACCACAAGAAGGAATTAAAGAAATAAGATACGTCGATCCATTAAAGATTAAATTTGTAAAGAAATTAAAAAAGTCAAATAAACTTGATATTGTTTCTGAAATTAGAAATATAACTAACACAGACATATTAAAAATTTCAGATTCACCAGAATTTGAAGAGTATTACATATATGACCAAACAAATGGAACGACACAATCTGGAATGTATCGTTCTGATTTTAAGTCAATAAAAATAGCAAAAGATTCTATAACTTATATAACATCTGGCCTAGTAGACAGAAATAAACAAGTAGTTTTATCGTATTTACATAAAGCAATTAAATCCCTAAACCAACTTAGGATGATTGAGGATTCTCTTGTCATTTACAGATTGTCTCGTGCTCCAGAACGTCGTATTTTTTATATTGATGTGGGCAATCTTCCTAAAATTAAAGCAGAACAATATCTCCGTGATGTCATGATGAGATATAGAAATAAACTAGTATATAATGCAGATACCGGAGAAATCAGAGATGATAGAAAATACATGAGTATGCTTGAGGACTATTGGCTACCAAGAAGAGAAGGAGGTAGGGGAACTGAAATAACAACTCTTCCTGGTGGTCAAAATCTAGGAGAATTAACAGACATTGAATATTTCCAGAAAAAACTTTACAAATCTTTAGGTGTTCCATCCACTCGTCTTGATAGTGGTGGTGGTTTTAATCTAGGAAGAAGTTCTGAGATTCTAAGAGATGAGTTGAAATTTACTAGATTTGTTGGAAGACTAAGAAAAAGATTTTCTCAAATCTTTATCGATATGCTAAAAACGCAATTGATATTAAAAAATGTAGTGTCTCCAGAAGATTGGGAGTCCCTTTCCGATCACATTCAATTTGACTATGTTTATGATAACCATTTTTCAGATCTTAAGAAAAATGAATTGCTCAATGACAAATTGGGAGTGGTTGCTGCAATGGAACCTTATTTGGGAAGATATTTTTCTGCAGAATACGTAAGAAGAAATGTTTTAGGACATTCGGACACGGAAATGAAAGAAATTGATGCCCAAATTAAAAAAGAAATTAAAAAGGGAATAATTCCAGACCCATCTCTAATGAATGCACCACAGCAACCAATGGATGGACAGCAAGCAAACGCTCTTGGAAATATTCCACAGGAGCCAGGAATGACTGATATGCAAACTGGAACAGAACTTGGAGCAGATGGAGAAATATAAATATATTAGTTAATTAATTTATTAAAATGGAAGAATTAATGGATATGTTGCTGTCTAATGAATCACCATCCGAAGTTAGTGATGCAATCAAACAAATGATTCAATTAAAAGCACTTGAAAGAATTGAAACAATTAGACCTCATGTTTCTGCAACCATGTTTTCTTTAGATACAGAAGAAGAGGAGTGATATGAAATCATTTAAGCAATTTTTATCAGAAGGTATTAACATTGCTGGTGATTTCAATGGAAATCTTTACATCAACGGTTCCGAAAACCAAACGGAACCAGTTGGTGAGTCCTTTATGGCCGATATAATTTGGGAAGGAAAACTATATCGTCTTGAAGTAGAGGGTGCGATAATGTCAAAAAATGAACTTGCAGAGAATCTTCAAGCAGATTATCCGGGAGCAATTGTTCATAATGTGTATCCAATGCAAGTACAAAGTTCTTTAAAAATTAAGAATTCGCAAAGATATCAACCAGAAAGACTAACTTGGACTGATTAATAATGGCACAGTGGAATAAAAATACCCAAGACTTTTTAAATCAAGAAAGAACTTTATTTGAAGTTAATGGTGTCGCAACTAGAGATGGTAAGATTGTAGATGAATACAATAGATTTCCAGTTAGCATAAATTCTGATGCTTTTGGAAGAACTAGAGTATCAAATCCATTAACACTTTTCGATTCATCCCACAGATATAGAGATAATAATCTGTGGGAAAGTTTAATCGTAGGAGCAGGTTCTACAGTTGGATTTGCAACTACGCAGGGTTTAGTCAATATTGGTATTGGAACTACTGCTGGTTGTTCAGTTATTAGAGAAACCACAAAAGTATTTTCATATCAACCAGGAAAATCTCTGTTGACTATGAATACTTTTGTATTGAATCCCCCAAAAGAAAATCTAAGACAAAGAGTCGGGTATTTTGGTGCGGATAATGGAATATATTTTGAGGTTGATGGAACTACTGCATATTTTGTAGAAAGAAGTTTATCATTAGGAACAGAGACAAGAGTTTCTCAGTCAAACTGGAATATTGATAAGTTAGATGGAACAGGTGTTTCTGGAGTTACATTAGATTTAACCAAGGCACAAATTCTTTGGACGGATATTGAGTGGTTAGGACTTGGAAATGTAAGACTTGGATTTATAATTAATGGAAAGTTTATTCACGCACATACTTTCCAACACGCAAATATAATTCAATCAACTTATATTACAACTGCATCACTTCCTTTGAGGTATGAAATTAGCAACACTGGAATTACAACCAGTGCAAGTACTCTCAAACAAGTTTGTTCTACAGTAATTTCCGAAGGTGGTTATGAACTTCGTGGATTACAGCAAGCAGTATCCACTCCAATTACGGCACCAGTAGATTTGCCAACTCCTGCTGGGACATATTATCCAGTCATTTCTATTAGACTTAAAGCACCAATCAACAATCAACCAGATAGATTGGACGCAATTGTTATTATGACAGCACTATCAATTATGGGAACTGGAAATGGTCCTCAATATAATTGGCAAGTGAGAGCAAGTGCAACTACATCAGGTGGAACTTGGACGAGTGCTGGCACAGACTCTGCGATTGAATATAAAATAGATGGTGGTTCTGTTAGTGGTGGAAGAGTTTTGGCATCTGGGTTCCTCACTTCAGCAAACCAATCATCACAATCAGTAGATATTCTTAAAGAAGCACTCTTCAAGTTTCAGTTAGAAAGAAATGGATTAACCAAAACTCCATATGAACTAACTTTAGTTGCTGCATCTGATACTGCAGGAGCTGATATATTTGCTTCTATGGACTGGGAAGAAATTAGTAGATAATTATTAAAATAATAAATAACTAATAAAGTCTTTATTATAATAATGCAAAGAACAAAATTAATAGAAACAGAAGTTGCTTTAGGTACTAGTTTAGCTAATGGCATTACAGTTTCAAATGCAACTGTAGTTAGAGTATATAATGGTTCTGGTAATGCAGCTACTGTAAGTATTGCAAAGAGTACTTCTGACGGATATACAGGTATTTCAACTGTAACCCTCCCAAACGCACAAGTTGAATTTTTTGAAAAAATGGGTGCCGACCTTATCTGGGCATCTGCGGCAACAGTAAAGGCAGCAAAAGTAGGATTCACCAACTAAGAACAATGAAACTAATCACAGAAGAAATCGAAAAGGTTAAAGTTATTACCGAAGAAAAGAACGGTAAAAAATCTCTTTTTATCGAAGGTATTTTTCTTCAGGCCGATAAGCCAAACAGAAATAAAAGGCTTTATGAAATGAGAATTCTCGAAAGGGAAGTGAAGAGATATAATGAAAATTTCATTCAAAAAGGTCGTGCTCTTGGTGAACTTGGACACCCAGATGGTCCTACGGTAAATCTTGATAGAGTTTCACATAAAATTACAATGCTTGAAAGAAACGGTAGCAATTTTATTGGGAAAGCCAAGATTCTTGAAACTCCAATGGGAAAAATTACCGCATCTTTGTTAGATGAAGGAGTTTGTTTAGGAGTTTCTTCTCGTGGTGTTGGTTCTTTAATGCCAACCAATGAAGGGTATTCAGTTGTTGGCGAAGACTTTATGCTTGCAACTGCTGCGGACATTGTGGCAGATCCATCTGCACCCGATGCATTTGTTCAAGGAATTATGGAAGGAAAAGAGTGGGTGTGGGATGGTGGAGTTCTGAGGGAACAACTTGCCAAAAAAACATATAAAAGAATAAACACATTGGTTGATTCTAAATTATTGGATGAACAAAAACTAAATTTATTCCAAGATTTCTTATCAAATCTTTAATTTATAAATAAATATAGATTTAACATATAGATAAATCGGAGAGATCAAATGTCCCGTGGTAAAAACCTACAAGAAATGGAAACAGACACTAAGCAATCCAAAACTGCTGTAAATTCTGGAGCAAAAGCAGGAGATGCGATGCAAAAGTTAGCACCTGGAGCAGTTGCCGGTCAAACTGGTAACTGGGAAGATCTTGGTGGTCCTACTCCAGAAAATTATAAAGTAGATGATGATTCTGCAAAATTAAAGGAGCCTGGTGCAACTTTAAAGCAAGTTAGAGATGTTGTAAATAAAGGTGCTAAGGCTGCCGAAGCAATGAAAAAAATGGCAGAAGAAACAGAAGATGATGAAGATCTAGTTGAAGAAGATGAAGAGTTTGATGAAGAAGAACTAGAAGAAGCAGCACACGCCAAGAAAAAGGGTGCTGAAGATGAAGATGAGGAAGAAGAAGAAGAAGATGAAGATGAAGATGAAGATGAAGAAGATGAAAAAGAAAAGCAAATGAAGGAAGCATTTGCAGAAATCGAAGAAGAAATCGCAGAAGATGTTTCTGCTCTTCTGTCGGGTGAAGATCTTTCCGAAGAGTTCAAAGACAGAGCAAAAACTGTTTTTGAAGCAGCACTAAATGCAAGAACTCTACAGATTGAAGAAGTTATTGCTCACCAATATGAGCAAAGACTTCTTGAAGAGGTAGAAGAAATTAAAGAAGCATTGACCGAAAGACTCGATGCTTACCTTGAGTATGTTGCCGACGAGTGGATTCAAGAGAATGCACTTGTAGTCGAACACGGTCTACAGACCGAAATGACTGAATCATTCCTTTCCGGAATGAAGCAACTTTTTGAAGAACATTATGTAACAATCCCTGAAGATAGATATGATGTAATCGAGAGTATGGTAGAAAAACTTGATGAAATGGAGACAAAACTCAACGAGCAAATTGAAAAAAATGTTGCTCTTAATAGAAGATTAGCAGAGTCAGTTACCGAAGTAATTTTTGCAGAGGTCTCTGAGGGTCTAGCACTTTCTCAGAAGGATAAACTCGCTTCTCTTGCTGAAAATGTTGAGTTTGATAGTGAGGAAGACTATCGTGAGAAGCTGGTCACACTAAGGGAATCATATTTCCCAAGAATTACTGGCACTCAAAGAGATGATTCCGATTATATCTCGGAAGATATGGATTACAGCGAGCCAGTTTCTGGTTCAATGTCATACTACTTAGATGCACTCGGAAGAGTCGCTAAAAAGTGATTTTTAAATTATAAACAATCAAACTAAAACTTTTTAAATAGAGGTAAAACAAATGCAAATGTTCAACGCCGAGCATCTGCAGGAGAAGTGGGCTCCACTCCTTGACTATCAAGGACTCGATGCAATCAGAGATTCGCACCGTAGAATGGTAACCGCTGTCCTGCTCGAAAACCAAGAAAAATTCCTACGTGAAGAGCGTGAGTTTCTTTACGAAGGTCCAACCAACTCAACCGCAAGTGCTGCTTCACAGCCAGGATTCAGCGGAAGCGCAGTTGCTGGTGGTCCAGTAGCTGGTTTCGATCCAGTTCTAATCAGCCTAATCCGTCGTTCAATGCCAAACTTGGTCGCTTATGACCTCGCTGGCGTTCAACCAATGAACGGTCCAACTGGACTCATCTTTGCAATGCGTTCACGTTATACCAGCCAGACTGGTTCTGAAGCATTCTTCGATGAAGTAGATACCTCATTCTCTGGCCAGAACGCTGAAAGAACCCTTAATGGTGGATTCGTCAATTCAGCAGTTGGTCTTGGAACAACTTCTGCACAATCAGGTTCAAACCCAGGTCTTCTCAGCCCTGACAATAATACCACACAAGCAGCCTACACCGTTGGTGAAGGTATGCGTACTGATGAGTCAGAAGCACTTGGCACTAATGCTGGTGGTGCGTTCAACGAGATGGCATTCTCAATCGAGAAAGTCACCGTAACCGCAAAGTCAAGAGCACTCAAGGCTGAGTACTCACTAGAGCTTGCACAAGACCTCAAGGCAATCCATGGTCTGAACGCTGAGGCTGAGTTGGCAAATATTCTCTCAACAGAGATTCTTGCTGAAATCAACCGTGAAGTTATCAGAACCATCTATAAGGTTGCTGAGTCTGGAGCACAGCACAACACTGCAAACGCAGGTATCTTCGACCTAGACGTTGACTCCAATGGTCGTTGGTCTGTTGAGAAGTTCAAGGGTCTTATCTTCCAGATCGAGCGTGATGCAAACGCAATTGCACAGCGTACACGTAGAGGAAAGGGCAATATCATCATGTGTTCATCTGATGTTGCTTCTGCGCTATCAATGGCAGGTCTCCTTGACTACACCCCTGCTCTTAACGCAAATCTTAATGTTGATGACACTGGTAATACATTTGCTGGTGTTCTTAACGGTAAGTATCGCGTATACATCGACCCATATTCAGGTGGTTCCAACCCATCATCTGCTGGTGGTCAATACTACGTTGTTGGCTATAAGGGTTCCAGCCCATATGATGCTGGTCTCTTCTACTGCCCATATGTTCCTCTCCAAATGGTTCGTGCCGTTGGTGAGAACACCTTCCAGCCTAAGATTGGATTCAAGACCCGTTATGGTCTTGTTGCTAACCCATTCGCAGAAGGTAAGTCAACTGGTGTTGAGACCAATCTCGGACGCCTTGCAGTTAACACCAACCGTTATTACAGACGTGTTCAAGTTAAGAATCTCATGTGATTCTTATTCAAAATTAAATCAGAGGGTCTTCGGACCCTCTTTTTTTTGCAAATAAATAAAAGAAACATCAAATTAATTATGGGAAATTCATTTTTGAATCAAATAAGTAATAGAAATTTTTTATCTCCTCTTGGATTTAAGTTTACTTTGTCAAAATATCCAAAGGTGGATTTTTTCTCAAATCAAGCAAATATACCAGGATTTGATTTAGGAGTTGCTATTCAGTCAACATACTTAAAAGACATTCCAGTTCCTGGTGATAAAATCTGTCTCTTATACACATCTGACGCTGCCGACGATCTTACGCGTGTAGATCTCGGTGGTCGCCGTATCATTAAAAAAAAAAAA